TTTTGCTATATATGATTCAACATCATTAGCTTCAGTTCGAGAAGAATAATATAAATTATCATACCCTCGTTCAATTACTGTTTGTATAGTAGACCAACCAATATTTGCATTTTCAATTACTAATAAAGCATTATTATACTCAGTGGCTATAGCTATTAATAAGTAAGCAAAATCTTTTGTACTTATTTGTCCTTTATATTCTGCTACTTGTACATTTGATTCTATATCTATTACATGAAAAGCAGAATAATCTTTACCATCACCACGAGCAACGTCTGCTGTAACTAAATAGCTACGAGAGTAATCTGCGGGCTGCCATACCCATAAATTTTGGTCTGCTCCTCTTCGTTCTAGTGGTTCTTTTATATATGTTTTTTCAATAAAGTCAACCCATTCTGGATAGAATACAACATCACCAGAAGTGCTAAAATCACAGTCACATTCTTGCGCTGCTAATCTTGGGTCTCCTAAATCTTCATCTTGTTTTTTTCTCCATTCTTCATTTCTTTCGGGATGAACACTCCATGGGAGTTTGATAGGTAAAAAGTTGTTGTCCTGTGATTCTGCCCGAACCCATGTTTGATGGAACCAGTTTCCAGTTCCATACGGTGTTGAAAGTACAATCGCTCCACCACCTGTGCTTAATGTTTGTTGTGCTGATGCCCATATTTCTCCAATGTTATCAATAAATGCAGCCTCGTCGACTATTAGTAAAGAAACGGCTTCTGATCGACCTGCATCTGAAGCAGCTGATACTGCTTTGATTTGGGATCCATTAGATAACCGTAATGCTAATCTATTATTTTCTGCTGTTGGTATTTTTAACCAAGAAGGTAAATTTTCAAACATGTATTTTACCTTAGTGACCATGTTTTTTGCTGTGTCTTGCTTAGTAGCAATACAAAGTACATTCCTATCTTTATGGAATAACATAGTCCAAAGAGAATAACCAGCAGATAAAGTAGATATACCTAACTGTCTTGATTTTAAAACAATAGAATAAGGATTATCTTTCCATAATGTTAATACTTTAGCTTGGAAAGGATATAAATTAAATGGTATTCTTCCTCGAGTTGGATGTTGAATAAAACAATATTTCCTCATAAAATGTGCCGGGTCTTGAACACATTTTATATATTCTTGTCTAATTATTTGTTTTAAATCAGGTTGACTCATAATATAGCTGCTAAAGTAACTAAGAAAGACATACCCGATATAACATAAGCTACTATTTTATCAAAGCGAGCTTCTTCTATTACTTTTTCTTGTATATTTACAGTTTCTTGAAAATGTTTTTGGTTGATTTTTAATACTGTTATTTGGCTATCTTTGTACTTAATAAGTGTATCTTTAACATTTATTATGTCTTTATATAAAATAACAGAATCTCTAACTATAGAGATTTGAGAATCTAAAAAATCTGTTTTTTCTTTTACCTTAAGAGCATTTCTTAATGATTCACATGGAACTTTACATGGCTCACCTACTACTAAAGACACTTGTGAATTTAGTGGTAAGCTGACTATCATTAAGATTATTAAGGTTATTAATTTGTTCTTCATAACGTCTTAGATTTTGATCAGTTTTATAGTTTAGGTTATATAATTGTGACTGAAGATGGAATATTTTTTCTTGTTCTACCTGATTTAGAGAATCTAGAGTAATGAATTTTTTATTATTTACGTCTATAAGATTTTCTAGTGAATCTATTTTTTCTTTATAGTTATTATTTGATAACGAAAACAAGTTATCTGATAGTAGTTTTATTGATATGCCACAAATAATTAATCCTCCTATTAGGATAACTATTAACATAACCGTGTAAAAACTTTTGTTTTTTATCATTAATTATCAGTATTAGATTCTAATAATATCTTATTTAAAGAATCTCTAGTTGTTTGAAGTGTTTTACGAATAGAAATATATTCAGATAGTGATAATTTTCCTTCTTTAAAGTTATTAAAAACTTCATCTAATTGGGTTTGGTTCATTTCTAATTCTTTACTTATTATTTCTTCTATAGAATCTTCTTCTTTAATTTTTTTACCACTCCCTGTTTTAATAGACTTTACATCTTGGTTGTCTTTAAATTTGTTTAATTCTTTTTCATCTTTATATTCAATAGCATTACCATCAATGAAAGCTGTTTTTTCACCAGCTTCGGTTAAGGCATTGATTATTTCTTCACGAATAGTAGATTTCAATTCAGATAGTTTCATAATGATATATTATAAATATTACATCTTTAGTGTTTTCAATACAAAGTCTACTCTTTCCTCAACTGTTAAACCATGTATTTCTTGAAGTCCTCTAATCATTGGTTTATATCTGTTGATAATATATTTAATAGTAGTATCTATCTTATCTCTATATTCTGAATTAGTTTCTCTGACTGAATTGTCTTCTATGTCTACTCCCACAGGTGATATATAGAATATATAATCATATTCTGAAATGAGTAATTTTGCATAATTTTCAAAAAGATGTTTATCATTGTGAAAAATAGAAGAAGCATTTAAAGTAAAAGCCATTACATCAATTACTGTTCTATCAGTAATTAAATTTTCATTTAATAATTCTGCTGATCTTTCAGCCAAAAATATTGTTTGACCTTTTAATGTTGAATCAGTATTTAATGGAATACCTAAATCACGTAAATATTTTGAACGTTCTGTTGCTAAGTGATATTCTTTAAATTGTGGTAATTCGCTTAAAGCATTAACTAATGTACTTTTTCCAACAGACATTGTTCCACAAAAACCTATTTTCATATATGTAAATATATAAAAAAGAGCTTGTTTTCACAAGCTCTCTTATAAATTTATTTTATTTTAGTTAGATTATTTTTTACCTTTTTTCAAAGTAGCTGAAATCTTCTTAATAAAGCTGGATAGTGCTTCTCTTTCTTCGTCTGTGTAATCAAAATTACCATCACGGTATTTCATCATAGCATTCTTTACATATCCTACTTCTGTCATTTTTCTACCACGAGTACCATCACCTACTGGTTTTTCTTGTTTAGGAGTAACTAATCCTGCTTTTTCAACAACACCGTACTCTAACAAATCTCTCATAATAGGAGAAACAGCAGCAGTATCTGCAGTACCAAATTGTTCATCAGCAATATCTTTTAAGGTACTTTTTTCATTATCAATTAGGTGCCTAATTACTCTTTGGTAACGAGTAGATTTTTGTTTATTTTCAGGCATTGCTTCAATTTTTTCTTCAGCATCATCTGTTAATTTATAAAAAGTAGCAATACGAGCCATTTCTTCTAGCTCTTCTTCATTTACACTATCTTCAGAAAGTGTTTCTGTTTCTTCAATCTGGCGAGTATGGTAATCAACTATTCCTTCAGGATCTTTTTTTCTGATCCATGCTTGGGCTTCTTTTTCTGATTTGAAGTAATCAACAACTTCACCATTTGGTCTTTCAACTGCCCAAAATTCTTCTTTAACCTCTTCTTCATTTACACTATCTTCAGAAAGTGTTTCTGTTTCTTCGCCTAAGTGTTCGTTTAATAATTTACTTTCAGCTAAATATTTTCTTAAATCGAAATTATCCATTTTATTATTTAGTTATAAATATATGTAAAGAAAAAAAACCTAATATACTATATTTATATATCTAGACCCCCCTTTGCTGATACAGTTACAACCCACATATCTCCACCATCTTTTACATTAACAAAAGATTTAGAAAAATATTGTCCTGGTCCTCGATAATTGTCTTGTTCATACTCATTTTTAAAATACCTATTTGCTTCTTCTGTATTAGATAAATCCATAACTTCTTCTTTAGGTATTTCCATAGTAAATAGTAAATCCCAACTATCCTCATCATCATTATATTTTTTATATTTAATAGACCCAGGTTTGATATATTTTGGTGTACCAAAGTCTAATATTAATTCTTCAGCTTCTCTGTCTTCTTTTAATAAGCGACCTTCAGCTAAATATTTTTTTAGCTTTAAGATTGCTTTGGCTAAATCCTCTAAATATTGATTACCTTCTTTAACATCTAGTTCTTCTAAATCACGTCTAATTTCATCTAAGTAGTATTCAATACCACTATCTTCCATAGATTCGTTTAGTTTGTTTTCTGCTAAATATTTTTTTAAATCAAAGTTGTCCATTTTATTTGTTATAAATATAATAAAAACTTAAAAAATTATCCTGCTGATCTTTGGTTTGTTATTGCTGGGTTTTTAAACCAGGGTAATCCTTCACGATTACGGCGAGCTTCTTTCCAACCATCTTCAGTGTATTTAATACCATGAAGATAATATTCACGTTTGCGTTTATCTCCTTCAGGTAATAACGCAGGACCATCCCAATTGTGAAGTTTACCATCAAAAACATAGGCAATAGTACCATCTGCTTTTTTTAATTTTTTAGTTTGTTGATATTTGTTACTCATATTTTTTATAAATAATTATTAAATAAATAATGTGTTATCTCCATCATACCACATATCTTCAGTATGGTATTTTATATTAAGCATATAATTAGCAACGTATATACCTTGGGCACCTGATACTGTAATTCCTCTAGCTGATAAAGCATCTCCTACAAAATGTACATTTGGGTGATTTTTTAGGGATAGATCTGGATAATTTACTAATGGTTCAGGTGACAAATATTTTACCTCTGGTATGTAAATACCCCAATCATCTCCTAATGTTGGGAATACTTTTTTCATATCCTCAATAAAGTCGGTAATATAATCAAAGTAACCTTGAAATGATTCTTTAACTTTAGATAATTCTTTTGATCCTATTTGAAATGCCTCTACCTCATTTCCCTCAGATGTTTGAGAAACATTACGTGAAGGTGAGTAATATAATCCTTTATCTTTAATTTGACATTCTTTAACCACTTTACGTGACCATTCAAATGGATTTTCAACACCTCTAATTTCCATCAAAATACCAAAATTAGTCATGTCGTTTTTAAATGTCATATCTTTTTTAGCATGACCATTGTAAGAATAATCACCATATGTTTCCTCTACAGCAACATAAGCGGCATTATTGTTTGTACAAAATGATCTTAATGAAACACCTTTATCCTCAAATTTTCTATACAATTTAAAATCGTATGAAATATCAATTAGTTTTTGAAAGTGATGTTGTGGTGCCTCAAATCTAACACCAATTTGTACTGGTTTTGGTTCTGTTGGGAATGTATATTCTTCTTGTAATGATTGAGCAAAATCAATTCCTGATTTACCAACTGCAAAAATCAAACGATCATAATCTCCTACTCGTGTATTAGCATAAGGTTGATCAAGTTGGTAAATATCAAGTGCTTCAAATTTTTGATTTTTAAAGTCAATTGAAACTACTTTAGCTTCCCATTCAAAATTAACACCTTTATCAACTAGAAAATCGTACCAATTTTTACCAATCTCGTGTAGGTAATCTGTACCAACGTGCCATACAGGGAACAAACGTAAACCGAAATATGGTTTGATAAAATCAGGTTCTGCTTGAGGATCTGAACATTGTACTTCCTCTGGTTTTGGATGAAATCTTTTAAAATTATTGATTACCTCATCAAACAATTCCATTGCCTTTTCTTCACCACAATATTTAGACATATGTCCTCCAATAGCTGTATGGTAAGTTAACTTGCCATCACTCCAACCACCAGCACCAAGGAAGCCTGTCATTACTTCCTCAGGTTTTCTTTCATAAGGTGATTTACCCATATCAATTATGGTAATGTTTTCTCCAGGATAACCATTATCTACAAGTTTAGTAGCTGCATTTACTCCTGCAACTCCTGCTCCTACAATTACTAGTTTTTCTGTCATTTTTTCAAAGTTTAAATATATGATTTTTTTTATGTTTTTCCAAATTAAAAGTGGCCCACTTTTTAAGGTGGGCCACAGCTCCATAAAATTTTTAACCCCTGGGAATCGACTGGCTATGAATCAGTCTATAAATTGATTTTTAACTTAAGTGTTCCTGTTCCTTTAATAACACGGTGCCACTCATGTCTTGGTATAAATATGGGTTCATTTATAGAAGTTGGCAGTTGATTATCAAGTTGTAATTTCCAATCTGTTTCCCCAATTATTTCAACTGTTCTGTCTTCATCATCACGATGCCATAATAATTCTATTGGGTCAATGTTTTCAGAAAACTCTCTAATAATGTATTTGTCTGTGACTTCTAAGTCAATGTATGGTTTACCAGAATCCACTATAAGAGCCTTTTAAACCTAATAATGAAGCATATCTTGGTAATCTACATGACCAATATGAAGCCTTAGTTTTATCTTTCTTTTGAGCACAATTATGTCTTTTAGCAAATGCTTGACGTGCTTTTGGGTCATTTATTTTTGCTTTAAGACCGGTAGTATCACCAAAAGATACTTTTTTTACTTTTTTGGTTTTAGGATCCTTAACATAAACATAGAATTTTTTAGAACCGCCTCTTTTAGGTTTATTTAGATCCACATCTCTTCCCTGATATTCAGTTTCAACAAGTGGATAATCAAGCATTACTTTTCTATTTTCAAATATACCTATCTTTCCAATATCAGTTGATAAAAATAATTTTTTATCTTCTCCTTTTAAATCAATTACCCCTTCATTAAATAAAAAACGTGTTTCTAAAAGTAACCGAGCATGGGAAACACTGTGTGCTCTGAAAGTATTTTCAGTTATAGATACTTTTTCTTTGATATGGTAACGGAGATTTTCTGATATAGGATAATTGTATTGTTTTCCTTCTACTAATAAAGGGGAAACTAAATCACAAGTATTACATCCACAGCTACACATGATAATAAATATTAACGATTAAACCAATTAATTAATACTTGCATTTGTTTAGGGCTTGCTTGGTAGTTTTGTCTTTTAATTGAGTCTAAAATTTTATACACAAAATCATCTCGTCGATTTATATCTGCCCAACGTTTCCACTTCCTCCATGCTGCTTCACCTTCTAATCTTATACCTCCATTTTTAAAAAAAACAGGGAAAAATTTGTTTTCCTCAATTATTTTTTCTAGAATTGATATTAGATTAACAGATGACACTATTTGATTCTTTATATATTTCTTCTAATACAAATATATCTCTTGAATTTAAATTAAGATCTTTTACTAATTTTAAGTGTTTTTTTGATTTAAAATTAATAGGACCTTCAACTAAATTTTCCCAATAAGATAATATTTCAGCGTATGCATTTTTTTCAAAACTATTTAAATAAACTTTCATTTTTTATTTTTCCATTTTACTTTTAAAAGAAGTAATAGCAGTACCTAATTTACTATTTAAACTAGATAATTTGTTTTTAAATGAAAGCCATGCTGATTTTAAAGCACTGGTGATTTTATTTTCAGAGATATTTCGCTGTACTCCTAATTTGGATGTTATTCGTGATGTTTTTTTAGTTTTTTCAAGGGCTTCTTCAACTATTTTTTTCATAGCAGGGTTAACCCTTTCTTTTAACCAATCAAAGGCATCTTTATAAGCATATGATGTTCTGTCAAATCCTTTACGTTTAATAGTAACCAAAATATCATCAATTTCTAGTGCTTTTTCTTTGGTTTCTTCTAATTCTTCTAAAACAGGACGAAGAACATCTTCAATAACATCGTATTGATTTTTTAATTTTTTTAATTGGCTAGTTATTTTATCTATTTCATCAGATAAATCAGCAAATTCTTTAATTTGTTCTTTTAATTTATCATCTTTAATTTCTGCTTCAGAAATTGATTCTAAAAGAATGTTATGTTTTAAATAATGGGTTAAGTTAAAATTATCCATAAAATAATAATTTATTATAAATATAATTAAAATATAGAAGTATTAACTTTAATAAAAGCAGGTCTTTTTATGGATTGGTTTATGCTAAGTATATCTAAATATTCTTCCCATATTCCCGCTAATCCTTTATTAAAAGCCATTGCTCTTTTTATTTTATGTTCTTCTCCATCTACCCGATAAAAATGTTTTATAGTTTCATCATTACATTCTACCTTAATTACCATATCAGGGTAAAAATTATTTAGTTGTATCCCTTTACGTAATAGGCGAAAACAAAGAACTCCTTCAACAATAATAGATTTATTAGGGTCATTATGATAATATAACACATCATCCATCATATTTTCTAAAGCGGTTTCCCTGTTATTATTAATATGGTGGTCTGAAATAATTAGGGGGGTATTTAGTCTTTTACTTAGTTCAGTAGCTATTTTTATTTTGCCTGTTTTGGTATAACCAACAATAACTATAGATTGTTTATCACGGCATATATCTAAAAGTCGTTCGTCTACTAAATCAGCTGGGTTCATATATTGTAGTATGTTTGGTTTAATAGACCTTTTTCTTTAT